TGATGATAAGAATACATCTGGCTGGGCTGGTTCTACCTACCATTCACATTGGTCGCATACCATTGACTGTAATCCTAAGATGCCTATTGGTTTCTGGGTATGGCACAATGGCACTGCACCTGTAGTGCTTGATGGTCGTCAGATTAAGGCTAAGAAGATATAAGTTAAACCTTATGTAAAAACCCCCCAAGGAGAAATCCAAGGGGGGTTTTTTTGCTTTTAACTTATAGCCTTAACTGAATGCTGACAGTAACAATCAACTGCCTTGCACATAGCATGTAGCGTCTTAGCCTTGTACCACAGTTCCCTTCGGAACATATGGGCTAAGGTGTATTCAGAGGACAGTCTTGATGCATCTCCTGCCCTACGACACTCACTGCAAATCATCTACCACAACTTCCTCTTGCTGAACATAGTCATTGTCTCTCTGTGGTGCGAAGCCACCTAGTTTTCTGACCATCTTGTTTAGTGCACGATTGGCTGCCATTGCTGTAGCCCTAGCAGTTGGTCGTTCATTGTTAACCATCTCATGAAGTGTCTTTGAATCAACATCCTCACCATAGAACAAGAACACTAGGTTCTGTTCTTTCTCTTCGAGTTCCTCGAATGCCTTCTTGATATCCGCAGCATAAGCCATGAAGTCTCCCGACTCCGATGGTGCTTTCATGGTACGACCCATGTTAGCCATGCTGTTCTCTACCTTCTGCCAGTCATCAGATAGCACAGCAGGAATCATCATCTTGATGAACTCCTTCTTGTAGAAGAACACATCGTCTGGTGCGTATCCTTCTACTCGTGCCTTCTCCTTGATGCAATAGTCATGCGATGCATTCCGGAGGGAGCGAGCAATCAACTTGTCAGAGTCTTTCGACTCATGATTAGTTGTCCACTCTTCCATCTTGCGTGGGTGTTGAATGAACCACAACCAAATCTCTTGCTCTAAATCTGCTTTCTCCACCATTGGATACTTGCGATGATATTCGGATGCAATCTGTCGAACCATACCTTCATACTCTTGGACAAAATTATCATTAGAACTCATAAACTTTACCCTCAACGACAAAGGAACGGCCATTGATTGGCACGTTAACAGGTGTTACATTTCCTCTACGTGTATAGAGTATAGTAAACCCTTGTTGCCAGTTAGCACCAGTCTGTCCGAGATAGTGCGCTTGCGATATGTCCATGAGATGACCAACCTCCACACCATAGAGTCGGTGCTTAATAGTACCGCCGAACCCAGTGTGCTCGTGTTGTATGCCCTGCTTGTGGGTGTGACCACAAATAACTGAAGCCCCAATTTGTTTAGCAAGGGTAAGAGCAGTGCCACCAGGTTGTTTGTTGGCTCTACCTTCATCGCCGTGTGCCAGTACCCAGCCTGGAGAGAAGGAATAGAACTTATCGTGATACGTAATTTCGTTCTCACGATACCTAAGCAGTTTGCTATACTCAAGGTCTCGTAATGATGAGAGGGCTGGCGCATATCTCGATACATAGTTCTGGATTCTGTCACCGTGATTACTCCTCATCGTATGGAATGGCTTGTCGCCTAGTGCTTCCTTGAACCCTGTCATGATTCTTGTTGTTTCGTCTAGACCTTTCTGTAGAGTTCCTTCAAACTCTCCAGCCAAACCCTTGTTCCAACGTGATGGTTCTGGGCTATCAGCCTCATCACCTACACAGAACAACTCATCTGGTTCGTAGTCTGCAACAAAGTTCATAACTGCACGAGTTGCACGCTTATCTTGATACGGTATTTGCATGTCTGATAGTACTACGATACGCTTCATGTTGTTTCCTTATCTGTTTACTCAGTGTCCCATACACCATCTATGACCATTAGTGCAATGGTTGCATAGTTGGCGATGTCCACGAGTGTGTCTCGGATTGATTCATGCTTTGGTTCTTTGTTGTTATCTATAAGGTTGTTAAGCCTTGCTGTCTTATCATGCATACGAACACGGATACCATTGAGTGCACCGCCAGGTGCATCAGTAATATTCTTTGGACCATAGTCCTCGTGCTTACTTAGCAATGTATCTGCTAACTCATCTTGGATATCATACAAAGCAAAGCGTAAGCAGAAGTCCTCTACCTCTTCTTTGGCAAACTCATAGTTACCTGAAGAAGGGTGTCGTTGCTTAGCCTCTTCACGTTCTCTATCTTTATCCCGAAGTCCTTTATTAGGTTCAGTATAACCCCAATCTCCTGCGATGTAAATGTGTCCCTCGCCGAAGTATTCATCTTCCCACTCACTCTTCATCTTACTCATGCTGCTACCTTCCCTCTAAAGAACTCTGTTCCTTGTTTGTTGAATATACTATTAACATCTTCACCGTCTGGCATATTGATTACAATAACTCCCTGAACTTCTCTCGCCAGTTTCTTACCAAAGTCCGAGCCTGGCTGGTCACCATCCGCAAAGACATAGATACGCTCGAAGTCTTGTAAGAGTTTCGAGTAATGTCTCTTCCACGAGTTAGCACCAGGAACCCCAATTGCCGGGATACCACACTTTTGCGTGAGCGTGATTGCATCTATCTCTCCTTCACATACTGCTATGAAGTCAGTTGCCTGACCGATTGCTGCTACATTGTATAACCTTGTCTCACTGCCTGACATACCCATGTACTTAGGTTCTTCTCCGTTTATAGAACGGAACCTAATGTCCACCACACCAGTGGGTGTGATGTAAGGTATGGCTAGCCTACCAACGAACTGTTCATGGCCCGGTAGAGGCTCTACGACCAAGCCCAGGTGGGCTGTATGCGCGTCTGCTAAGGTGATTCCCCGACTTGCTAGATACCCCTCTGCCTCCGCTATGTACTTTGCGTAGTGTACTACTGCTTTGCCCAGTGATTCTTTCTGCGACCTTGACTGCTTCACGAAATTCTATTCCTTCCTTCTCCATAATGATTTTGTAAGTATCACCTTTAATGCCACATCCAAAGCAATTGAATGCGTTCTCTTCTATGTTAACTGTGGCTGATGCATGCGAGTCATCGTGGAATGGACACTTAAGTTTCTGCCACCCATTACGCTCACGATAGATTGACCCACCATAATGCTCAAGCACAGCCAAGATGCTATGCTTTTCCATTAGTAACCTGCTTCCTCCAATAGTTTATACCATCCATGTACTGGCATTGTGGCGTACCACATGCCTACATCGGTAGTACCTTTCTTCTTGTGTACTACTGCACCGGTATCTGCCTTGTCGTTATGCATCTCAACGTCTAACTCTTTGAGCCATGCTGAAAGTTCCATACGCTGATGGTTCTTTACCTCGATAACAACACCAGGAATACCAGCAATATCGCCCCTGTCAAGAAGGCCAGATAGTGCTCGTCGTTCCACATGCTTTCTTCCTTTACTGTTAAGCCAGTTAACTACAGCAGTTTCTGCTGACGTACCTTTTTGTTTACTCTTACTCACGTAGTTCTCGTTCCAGTTCGGCAATGAGTTTCTTTGCGTAGTGTCTTACATTCCTATCGCATTCAACTATGTGGATAAAGATTGTTGCTGTCTCTTGTTCCTCATGGCATTGGTTACACTTGATTCTTTTCTTTCTCATCGTGCTTCCTCTAGGTCAGCCAAGTACATATACTCAGGATTGAATCGCAGCCACACTGGTGTGTTACCGGAAGGGTCAGCCTTACCGTAACGATTCTTTACAGGGGCAACAGCCATCATTTCTTGGTGTTGTCCGATTGTAAGGATGAGTGCTGGTAGTTGATTAACCATTCCCTGTACTGCGCTTCGTGGTGGGCATGGGTCTGCGCTGTAGGATTCTTTTGTGTGGTGCAGTACAAGCACAGCCGCATTGGTATCTCTTGCAAGGTACTTCAACTCCTTCATAGCAGAGCGCATACCACCAAACTCCTCGCCACCATCCATCGCCACATCCATGAGGTTATCTACAATGATTAGTGCAGGTGATTCACCTAACAGTTCTTCGATTGCTGTCACCTCATCGTCAATGTCACCAAGTCCAGGATTGGAATCGAATGACCAGTAGATGTGTGATGCTTGGGCTAGTGCTTGCTTGGCTTGCTCTGGATTGTCAGAGATAATCTTCTCTGATTCTGATTGTGAATTACCAGTAATCATTGAGTACAATCTCATTGCCATAGTGTGTGCATTAGTATCCGCTGATAGGTACAAGGTCGGTGCCTGCATTCGCAGGGCCAGCGCAAGGGCAAGTGTAGATTTACCTGCCCCTGGCTGACCTGCAATCATGCTGACCTCTGCCCTACGGAAGATGATTTGGTTCTCATCAAATGCACGAAACACTGGTGGCATAGGCTCGCCCCCTATATCGGGGCGACCTACTGCTCTCATTAGTGTCTTCATGTTATCTCCTAGGTAGTAATTAGATTACGCTTTAACGCCGAACACAGGTTTTGTTTGTTGCTTAGAATCAATTTTTTCACCCTGCCAACGTGGTCCACCTGCTGGGTCAAAGAATCCAACATAAGGCTTGCCTGCTTGATTAATACCACGCTTCAGTACCATAGGTCCGTTAGGACATGATGGTGCATCCGGTCTGCCGTATGTCCACTGGTTGCCCCACTGGTCAGTGACGGTCTCTGGTCCACTTGGCGTAGCACTAACAGGTGGTGGTACTGGTGCGAAGGTAGGTGGTGCAGCAATAGGTTCTTCACTTACTACCGTTCCGCCTAGCGAAGCAACCACTGTATCGACTGCGCTAGTACTGGGTGATACCGGTGGCATACCCGTCAGTACTTGCTCTAGTGTTGCGATAGCATCCGCTGCACCCTCTGCTACAAGTGCATTGATGTTACTGATTAGTTCTTCTGCACTATCTCCACGTGCTGTGACGATAGTACCCTTGCTTGTCTTGACATTGACTACATAGTTTTTCTCTGTCATTACTTTCCTTCCTTGTTCCATTCGCATTCTTTCTTGAATCCACACATCTTACAGTGACCATAGTTGGGTATGAACAGTGCGTCTTTACGTGCTCTGTCAAAGTCACCGACTATCTTCTCTATCATGTTCTTTGTGTAGAAATCTAGGTCAATCATTGGTGACGTTGTGTTAGTACGTGCCATCCAGTAAGTACCATACTTTGGTCGGATACCGAATGTCTTCTCCATACCCACAGCATACAGTGCTAACTGTAGGTCTGATGATGGTGCGTACCTACCAGTCTTTAAGTCTACAATAACCAACTCACCATCTGGTGTCACCATCACACGGTCAATACCCATTTGGACTGGGACATCACCCATGTGTGGGGTCATTGAGATTTCAATGGCAGGCTTACCATCAGGGGTAGTCCAGATACTCCAGCCTAGTTGACCAGTCCGGAACTGCACCCATGAGTCCAGCATCTTACGACCCTCTTCTAGCCACCATGACTCGTCTTCCCCGTCTGGGTTAGCCTTGGTAGTACGGCCAGCCTTCCTCCACAATGCCGATTCCTGCCCCGTAGAGGCACTGTGAGCGGTTTTTACCCTGTCCCACGTATCTTTCCACAGAACATCTAATACTTCTGGTGATGTTGGGCTACTCATTTGCCCTCAATCTCGTACATCGCATGGTCAAAGGCTTCGGTAGCCTCGTGAACTGATGAGCCTCCTACTAACCACCAAGAACCATCCTCTTTTAACTGAACGATACGTGATAGGTAGTACTTCCAACCACAATCTAACCATGTGGTTAGTTGTGAGTATGAGATATGACTTGGTAAATCATATCCATTTATTTTCACAGACATCTTGTGTCCTTTCTGTTGTACTTGCGTGGCAGCAACAGGGATTGCACCCGAACAATCAGATAATGCTTCCCCTCATCATCTGTTGACCACTTGGTGCTGCCTTGTGGTGGTGAGCATGCACTAGGAACATACCCACCACCCATCACTAGGAGAGTAATGAACTACTATAACTAGAAGCCCTTAAGGGGCTTCTTATATAGTATATAACTAAGTATAATGATTTATTACCTCGTGTCAAATAAATCACCTTGTATCGGCGTGTCGCTGAAGATTTTACTAGGTGCAAGCACCTTAAATATCCTTGCTACATCACCGGACTTGAGTGCCTGTATGTTACCACGACCCTCAAAGTCCTTAGTTGCCATAGCCTCTGACTCGTAGGGTCCAAACAGGAATTGTCCTACGCCTTGGTAGTTAACACCAACCACGTACACATCCCTCTCTCTACGGTATGAGTCTATTAAATCCCATACATCTTTGGCTAAATCATCCACCGATTCGGCGGGTCGTGACAATGCATCTGAGATAGCATCAAGTTCCTTCTTCCTTGTTCTCATCTAACACCTAACATTCTCATAACTTTTTCGTAACGATTTATAGTTGTCTTAGCATTTGATACAGCAACCAACAGTATGAAGTTGAGTATGTATGATGCCACGTTAATCCATCTCATCCGTTACCTCCTTAAGGTAATCGTCAGCGTGTACTACATCGTGCGCTAGATGCTCATAGTATGCAGCAGATACAACTAACATCTTAAGGGCAGGGTGTGCACGTGTATTCCACCACACACCTGCCTCCTCCCTGAACTCATCGGTCATGTCGAGCAGGAACAATGGACTGTTATCTTCCATAGTCTTGCTCACCATCATATTCAGTGACCCACTCGAGACGTTGCTCATCTGTAATTATCTTCTCATAGTTACAGTCAGGACAATAACTAACAGTAGTGCCATCATCATCTGCCGGTACGTCTATGTCAATGACCTCGACACCACACTCAGGGCAATCCCAATCATCACTTCTGTCACTGGTCAGCCAGCCTGACCCATGTAAACTATTGCTCATCTTCATCATCTCCGTCCATGTTTCTTATGATAGTAACGGGTACATCATAGGTGATTTCTTCTAACAGTATGTTCTTCATTGAGCGTATGCTATGTCTTTCCATAGCAGTAAGCCCACCCCAGAAACCGAACCGCTCATGCTTGATAGCAAACTCAGCACACTCAACCTTAACAGGACAGTTAGCACATACCCTGCGTAGCATAGCATGTTGCTTGGGTGCTGTTGATGTGTAG